GGGTCATGCGGCGTAGTCATTCCCATTTGTTGCATCTTACGAACCTTTTCCTTTGACTTCTGACACATACTGTGGTAGTCGTGGGATGTGTAAGATACTGTGTGCTTATCGTTGTTCTTCGTTTTCATTTATAGATGCCCCTGTTAACATTCCTACTCTACCTACGTTTTTACCTACCGCCATGTAATCCTGAAGATTAGCGGTTCCTTTGTAGTCTCGCATTACCCTAGATTGGTACTGAACATTAGACTCACCCTTTTGCTTTTTCATGCCCGTAATTTCTTCTATACGAGCCACGCTTTCTGCTGGCCTGTCTAAATCTTTTTTCTCTGTTTTCTTTTTACCAACATCAAAAGAATAGATAGGCGTCGTGTTTAACAAAGAGTTTCCACCCGGAGGGTCCATGCCAAACATATCGTGACCGTCTGAGATCATTGTGTAAACTTTATCGTTTTTGGTATCAATAGCAACCCAATCGTTTACACCACCTAAGTCTTGCGCTGACGATGCGTGGCTCTCAGAAAAAGAGTAAACTCCGTTGCCTCTATCACGCAAACGTGCTTCAGGTGCTTTGTCAAAAAAGTCTAAAACCTTTCGTTGGTTTTTACTAATCTTTTGGCCTTTTTGCTCACGTATTTTAAAACGCCAGTAACTGTTAAGGAGATTTGATCTAGTCCCTTCTGGAAGATCACCCTCTCGTATAGCCAAACGAATTTTGTCCATGTGTCCTTGTTTAGCTACAGATACAAAACGCTTGTAAAATTCTAGAGGCGTTGCGTCAGGCATTGCTTGTTTAGCAGAGTCTAGTATTTTAGAGCTAGCTAAAGCTGATACAGCAGACGGTGAAGTACCTTTTGACACACCTATTGCCTCTCCCTGTAGCCCTTCTCCGGTTTGTGGTCGACGGACAACTAAAGATGTTTTACCTGTTTTCACAGGATCCACTGTTTCGTTTCCGTAAGCGTCTTTCCTTTTTCTATCGCCTACGCCATGAACCTGATACAAATGCTCCATTGCGCCTTCTAGTACGTTGCTAGGTATATTATCAGTGTAAGACGCAAGACCTTCTTTTACACGCTCTTTGTTAGCTAAATCCGTCCAATCTTGGGCAAACCGCTGTACTTCTATTGTGTTCCCAACCACTGTATCCATAGCTGGCGCTGTTTCACCACGGCGCTGTGTTTCCATGAAAGAACTCTGGAGTGCATTGGCGTCCCTGATTGCACCAGTAGAACCACTGTATTCCTGAGTCCTTCCGTCGCCCGTGCCTAGCCCTCTTCGTCTCGCCTGTGCTGTTGGGCTAAAACCCTGCGTTACTGCTAGACCAACGTTAGGAACAGCGGCGTTCAGCGTAGACACAATTTTATTCATTGGGTCTGGGGATCTATAAAAGCCTTCTATTTTAGTAGGCGTATTATCTGCAACAGCTTGTAGAGACGCAGGAATAGAAGAAGCGCCTCCTCTAAGCATACCTATGTCAGCAACCGCTCCTAGTGTTGCCGCCGCTCTAGGATTCTGCGAGGCAAGCTGAGAAGCTCTCTGCCCAACGTCAGTCTGCATGATGCGCTCTGTGATTCCCAGATTAGGAACAACCGTATTAACTAAGCCAGTAATAGGAGACATTGCTCTATTGAAGCCACCAGCGGTTGTTAGGGCCGCACCTGTAGCCAAGTTTTTAGCGGCTTCTGAGTATTGACCCTGCTGTAAATTAGGAACAACCATATCTGAATACTGTCTGCCCTGCTCCATCTGGCGGCTACCTTCGTCGTAAGCCTCACCTATGTTTCTAAAAGGAGTAGACGCAATATTCAAGGTTGCATCACGGTACTCCCTTTCTTTGGCCCTCGCCTGTTCTCTGTACTTCTTACGAATGGAGTAAAGATTTTCAGCCATCTTCTTCAGTCTCCTCATAGTTTCTTATTTCATCTATGAGATCAATCAATACCAACCTATCTAGCTCCATTCTTTCTAATTCTAGAGGGTCATTGATTTTCTTTATGGCTTTATTGGTTGTAGACAAAAGCTCTGCATACGCTTTTAAAACAGCGGCTTTACCGTGCCTCTTTATTTGTTTAGCAAAAACGGTTCCTACGGCGGCTCCCGCAATGGCAGTAGCGGCGATAGGAGATCCTGTAGCTAGACTAGCAGTTGCTATCACTGATAAAGCAGTAGCAGACAAAGTAATACCTGTGTTTTGCTTAATACTATCTAGTAGCCTTGCAGGAACGTTTATGCCTTCTCTATTCCTCTTATTAACAAGCCTGTCCATAGCTGTTAAGGTTCGGTACTGCTGGTCCAGCAAGTGATGTACTTCGTTACCTTTTGTGTTTCCTTTTAGATAGTCGTTCATTACGCCACGAACCAGTTTACCGGCAAGTGCTTGATAGGTTGCAACGTCTGCTTCAAGTGTTTGTCCTGATGCTTGAACTGCCGTATCAAAGCGTCTTCTAGCTCTCAGCAATCCTTTTAGGTCTGTCCCTTCTTCTGCTATAATTTTTTGGGCTAAATCCATGTATTTTATAAACTGTTTTTGAGCTTGGTCAGTAGCGAGTTGGAAAACGTCGCTATTCATAAAATCACCCATTGTTTCAGAAAATTCAAGGTTTAGAACTTCCATGTCTACCGGCTTGTTTTGTGCCTTAATGTACTGATCTAGTTTAACTCCCTGTGTTTCTACATGATTCTGCATAATATCAAAATTTTTAGTAACAGAACCATAGGGCTGTATTCCGGGTATCGTCTGGACTGTATCAATAAGTGATTCATCAAACTCATTTGGAACCCAAGTTCTTGTCTGTAGTATTCCAGTTGGCGGCGCTTTGTCTTGAGCCGTTAATGTTTCTGGAGTAAACATACGAGTAAGTGCTTCTTTCCTGCGAGCTAAATCAGACTTAACTCCCGCTTTTCTAGCCCTCATTTCTCCGGGCAGTTTTAAATCTAAATCTACTAAATCAGGTCTAGCAGAAAACAGCCCCATTAAATCAAAACCTGTTCCTAAGTTTTCTTTAACTTGCTCTGCTAAAGCTCTATTGTTTTTCTCCCAGTTTTTATATGATTCGTAACCAGAAGCAATAGACAGCATCATTTCTTGAACGCCGGGGTTTTGATAGAACTCCTCTAGTTTTTGTCCAGCGGCAGTAACAGCTTGGTCAAAAAAGGTTTTTATCGTTTCTGGAATAAGAGGCGTAAAGGCTTCTACAGCCATAGCTCCTCCAGTTCTTGCCGCTTGAGAAACAGCAGTTGCGGCTATGTCTGATACACCAATTTGACCAGAGCCGGGAACCCCCGGTATCTGCATTGCTTGCGTGGCTAGCCTACGTGTAAACTCAGGCTTAAACTCTGTAGTGGGTTGCATCACACGCTCAACATAAGAGGGCGGTGGAACAATAGCTTCTTGTTCAGCCTCTATTTGAGCTTGATACTGTTGTTGAGCAAACGCTAAAATTTCCTCTTCAGTCGCCCCTTCAGGATGCCTGACAGTAACTTCTCCAGCAGGAGTTTTAACTTTAGTTTCTGGCATTTTCTGACCTCTAAGGTGTTTGTGGAACTATCTCAAAGCCTTCAAATCTACTGCCTTTTGGAACCAGAACAGGATCGTAAAAAGCCATAGCAGATTGTTGCTCTTCTCCTAGCTTACTAGATACAGAAGAACGCATTTTGTTGTAGCCGTTTATTTTTCTAGTGGCGGCTTCTCTGTATTCATTTAGCACGTTTTTAATTGAGTTAGCGTCTAAAGTAACATCTCCAGCAACAACCTTTAACGTAAATTTCAAGTCATTATCAGAAAGTCCAGTACCAGCACCTAGGTTTTTAATGTACTCTGCAACTCGCTTTGCCGCCTCTGCTTGAAACACTTCAGTTTGTTCTATTGCTAAATCGTCTACCGGTATTCCAACGGCTTTCATAAACTTTTGAACTTGTAGGTTTACGTTAGCCAAGGAACCACTAAACATAGTATCTACGTTGCCAATTAGTTTGTCAATGTTTTGAATACCTTCAGAAGATTTTCTAGCTTGGTCGTACAGTTCTGCAAACTGTTTTGCACCTAACTTAGATAATTCATCAGCCATTCCTGCCGTTACGTTCTTTATGATTTGCTGATTAGGAACTTCTGTTAAGTTTAAAGTACTAGGATCAACTAATTCACCGTCTTTAACAACCATGCCTGATTCAGTAACCCTGTAAGCTACCGTTTTACCGTCTTCTAAAAACAATTCAACGTCGCCCTTCATTAAATTTTTGTATTCGTTGAATTCCTGCTTAGACATATTTTTTAAATCTAGCTGACCAACAAACTTAGGATTATACCCTACGCCTATTAGTACTTGCCTTCTTGTTTTTTGGTCCAGCGCTGGCATAGTTTCCATTGTTCGTTCTGTCAGTTTATCCGCAATATCGTTCACTCTTTCTATAGTAGTGGCCTTTCTAACCTGTGACGCTAATTCTGGCAAACCCATTTCTTCTGCTTGCGTAGCAACGTCAGTTTGCAAGGACCGTAAAGCCGCTTTACTCTGCTCTGTTTGTTGCAAAGTTCTAGCTTGCTCAAGCATTGCCATTGCTTCCTGTGTTTTACCTATACTCATCAGTTGTTGAGCAGACTGAAACATTTGGGTAGATGTTACACCTTCTTGAGCAATAGGAGCATATATACCAGCAAGTTTTTCAGCCTCACGACCCTGCTTAATCGCCTGTCCACCACGAGTCAACATACCGCCAATAGAGCCGCCTAGTTGTCCAAAGGCAGAGCCAATCATCTGTCCTGCTGACAAACCAGCTTGAGGCAATCCTGTGTTTATTCTAAAAGCCATTTCTGTTTCCTCTTATGGTTTCGTGAAGAACCCTTTAGCCCAATCGTAAATATCAGTAAACAAACCAGTGTCGCCCATTATGTTAGACAAACCAGTGCCTAAACCACCGACTAATCCAGTAGCTCCGCTGAACAAACCACTGTACAAGTTGGACAAACCGGCTTGTCTCTGTAGTTCTGCCTCAAGGTTCGCAATATCAGTTTCCATTGCGTACTGACCGCCCTGCCTACGTGCAACGTCAGCCAAGCTAGCCACGCTGAGTGCAGGAGAGAACGCAGACAACATAGCCGCCTGTGGGATGTAAGCTCCCTGAAGCGCACCTAAGCCAATCTGCTGTTGTGCTTGCTCTAACCCAAGACCACCGGTCATCAATCCCATGCCGCCTTGTAGAGCCTGTAGCGCCCTAGTTTGTTGCGCTGATCGTAACGCCTCTTCTTGTCCTGCAAAAGCAGTGCCGCTTGTAAGAGCCTGTAGAGCCTGTGCTTGTTGTGCGGCTTCCAGAGCTTGTCTCTGTCCAGCTAGGCCAGAACCTAGGCCAGCAAACTGTGCGCCCAGAGCCGCCTGTTGACGTTGCTCTGCTTGTGCTTGAGATATAGCGGCAAGAGCGGCCCTGTTTTGAGCCTCTTCTTGTGCTTGAGCTAACGCAAGTTGCTCTGGTGTTCCACCAAACATAGATGTACGTACACCGCCTCTGCCTTGTGAAAACAGTCGTTCTTCCAGAGCTAGTCTCTGTCTCTCTTCTTCACCAAGCTGTGTAGCCCTAATACGGTCATACACTTCTTGTTCTCTAGCACCCATAGGCATACCGGCTTGACCCATGAATTGCCCACCTAGTCCAAACGCCTGTTGTGCCGCCGCTTGTTGCCCTGAAAGGCCAAAAGGCATTTGACCTAGTTGCGCTTGTCCCATACCCATTAGATTTTGACTTGCCCCTAAAATTGCAGGAGACATTGCAGGAACTTGACCAAACTGTTGTTGACCAGCGCCCAACAACTGTTGTCCAGCGGCACCTAGCTGACCAGCGCCAGCAGGAGTAGCACCAAACCTAGAGAGTGCCGCAGATTCCAGAGCACTTTGAATACTAGAGGCAGTAGGGTCTAAATAGTACTGCGTTCCACCTGTTTCTGAAGTCTCAATCCTACCCGTAGGACCAGTGACCGTAAAACCCTTAAACGCAATATCAGGAGCCTTAATATCAGTTATCTCGTCTGTATAGAGCTTTTGTATGTTTGCGGGGAGGTTTGTGTACAGAGAAGAGGCAACATCCCCAATTATATCACCTAAAAATCCTAGTGCCATTAGTAAGTACCTCTACTTTTATTGTAATTCATCATCATAGCGTTTTACCTATCAGTGCTAGTACATTCATTTCCTGTATGGACAAAGCGTAGCCGTTGATGTCTGTCTCAAGACCTACGCTGATTACTGAGCCGTAGCCTGTTGTGTTAATAGAAGAACGACTAATGATTGTGCCTTCTTCTGAAAACTCTGCTACATTGTACTCAGACTGTCCGTAGAATCCGGGTGTAGCACTGCTGGTTCTAAACGTGCTAGTGCTGGTTGCTGTTGAAAAGTCGTAAGACCACTTGAGAAATATGTCTGCATTGTTTCCACCAATAATCGTAGGTCTGATCTTTTTCAACATCTTAATTTTAGACGGGTCACCAAAGCTCAAGCCGGGGCTGTAGTAACGGAACCGATAG